TGCGTATCCTTCTCGCCGACAACGCGACTGCCGAGAAGGCCGAGCGGGAGCCGGAACCGCTGGCGGATCTGCTTGAATCGTTAGAGACGACTGGCGATGGGCTGGCGGGCACCGGGTACGACGACAGCGATCTTGACGAGCTGCTCGACGACCTCGGACGCGCTTCAAAAAATAATGCTGTAGACGACCCCGGCGCGGAGACGAGCCGGGCGGAGGAGCTGCAGGAGAAGTGGGGCACCGAGCGAGATCAGCTGTGGCGCATCGGTAATCACCGCCTGCTGTGCGGAGACGCGACGAATGAAGGCGATGTGGGGCGGCTGTTGGATGGGGCGGAGCCGAATCTGATGGTTACGGACCCGCCGTATGGAATGGATGCGGTTTCATCCAGCGGTGTTCTGCGTGAACGATATGATGATGTCAAGGGCGATCATGATACGCAAGTTGCCCGCGAGGCGATAGCTCTTGCGAGACAACTTTCGACAACTGATGAGGTCTGGTGGGGGGCAAACTGTTACGCTGATAAGCTCCCAGCGTCATCGCAGTGGCTCGTGTGGGATAAAAACAACGGCGCGTCTGACCAGATGGACGCAGAGCTGGCATGGACCAGTCTCAATGGAGTGACGCGCCGCTTTGAAATGGCAAGTGAGCGGGGTGCGGGAAGACACCACCCAACCCAAAAACCAGCAGAGTTGGCAGCATGGTGCATTCAGCAGTGCGGTGAGGGAGATGTACTCGACCTGTTCGCTGGGGTGGGTTGGACCATCATCGCCGCCGAGAATGAGGACCGTACCTGCTACGCGATGGAGATTGATCCCGGCTACTGCGCTGTCATCCTCCAGCGGTGCAGCGAGGCGGGGCTGGAGTGCGAACTGATTGAGCAGCACTGAGGACCGATACGGTTTGACACATGGGATTTGACAAAACGGCTCAACATCGGAGAGACCTTCGTCGCCAAAAGGTGGCGCAGCTCCTTGTGCGCCGTCCCCGCATCACTGTACGGCAGATGCAGACGGCACTCCTCAAAAGCGGCCACTACAACCCGCGAACAGATGAGAAATGGAGTCGGCAAACGGTACAGAACGACATCCAGCATGTCCGCGGGCAGGCTCGTGAGAACATGGAGAGGGATGCCGATGAATGGAGGGCTATCGAGCTGGACCGCTTGCAAGAGCTACAGAAAGAGGCGTGGGATGAGGGGGACCGCGATCTCGTTCTCAGGTGCATGAAACGTCGGGCGAAATTGCTGGGGCTTGATGAGCCGGATCAAGTTGACATGGATGGGAAAATTGACCTCAAGTCCGATACACTCGACGACGTAATGGAGTCTCTCACCGATCGCGCTGCTCGACTCGGCGCGGAGGAAGACCCTAATGATTGATGCGCCGACAAAAGACGAGGTGTCGCCCGAAGAATGGCGCCGATTCGTTCTATGGCTCAGGGACGTAGCGCAGAAGTACAGCCCTGCGGAACGCCGGCAGATTCTGCAAGGAATCGAGGATGAAAAGGTCGCTAAGCGCCTTGTCCGCGACCCGTATTGGCTCGCCCGCCCGAAGCAGTTGGAGGTGCTGGCCTCCGAAGCGGATACGGTGATGGCGATGGCCGGCCGTGGGTGGGGGAAGAATTTTGTCGGAAGTCACTGGGCGATTCGGAAGGCTCGCAGTGGCGAGCATCGCCACATCGCCATTGTCGGGGAGTCCGTTGCGGATGTGCGGGACTACATGGTGGAAGGACCGTCGGGGATACTGATCGTCGCCCCCGACGAGTTCACGCCCGAGTACATGCCATCCAAGCGGCGCCTGCGGTTCCCGAATGGGTGCCGGATCACGACCTACAGCGGAGACAAGCCAGACCAACTTCGCGGCTTCTCGGGGTCGGCGATGTGGATTGATGAACTCGCTAAGTATCGGTACGCGAAGGACATCTGGGACAGCGTAGGGTACACGCTTCGCGAAGGTGAGGAGCAGCAGCTTTTGATCACGACGACACCCCGCCCGATCGAGACGATCCAAGACCTCGTAGGCGATGAGTCGGTCCATGTCGTGCGCGGGACCAGCCTCGAAAACAAGGCCAACCTCGGCGGCCGGATGCTTCGCAAGATCCGCAAGGTGAAGGGCACCCGGCTCGGTCGGCAGGAGGTGAGGGCCGAAATTATCGATGCGCATCCGGGAGCCTTATGGTCCCATGACGACATTCCCCACGTAAGCAAGGCGCCCGATCTACAGCGTGTGGTGGTAGGTGTAGACCCCAGCGGTGGCGGCGATGACATCGGGATCGTAACGGCGGGTATTGCCAATGATGGCCGCGGCTATGTGCTCTCCGACCGCACTATGAACGGCTCGCCGAATGCGTGGGCGAAGACCGTGCAGGCCTCCTATAAGGACCACAGCGCGGATAAGATCATCGCAGAGCCGAACTTCGGCGGAGACATGGTGGAGTCTACCATCCGCAGCGTTGAAGACACGTTGCCGGTCAAGATGATCAATGCGTCACGCGGGAAGCAGCAGCGGGCCGAGCCCATCGCCAGCTTGTACCAGCAGGGGCGAGTTCTGCACGTTGGCACACACCCCGGGCTTGAGGACGAGATGACGCAGTGGGACTCGGAAGAGTCGGACTGGAGCCCCAACGCAATGGATGCCCTCGTGTGGGCTTTGTCCGAGTTGATGCTAAACGAGACCTCAGAATCGTACGTCATCGGCGTATGACCCCCCTCCTCATCCTGCTCTGGCTTCTGCTCTTTCCGCTCATATCGGCCGCTTGCGTGTGGGTCTACTCCCGGGCGGGGGAGCCCGATTTAGGCACGCTCAACCAAGGCTACGCGGCAGTTTATCTCGCAGGCACGGTCATTCTACTCGTAATACACTATGTTTGACTTTTCGATGCGGGCAACGCGTGCCAATGAGCCGACGCCGGGGAACCTATCCCTCGTTGGCCCCGGCCAAGCCGAGCGGCTCTTCGGGCTACGCTTAGAGGAAATGTCGGCAGGCCAGGTGCGCCGCGCCTACCGGTCGATCGTGGCGACGCTGATCGACTTTCGGGCGCAAAAGTTTGCGTCGCAGATGCACGATGTGACGGTGGTGCGCCAGCAGGAGCAGGGCGAGACTGAGCAGGTTGAGACAGGTCACCCATGGGTTGAGCTCCTCCAGAGCCCGAGTCCACAGATGCCCGCGACGCTTTTTTATCAGACCTGCTTCAAGCTGATCGACAGCCAAGGCCACGTTGACATCGCGCCGATGTATTCTGAGCAGATGGGGCGCAATGTGCCGGAGGCGCTGCGGATCATCTTTCCAGAGTTTGGAACGGTGGTTCCGTCGTACGATGGCTCCGGGCAGGTCGACGCGTGGGAGTTTCAGCGCCGGAGCGGCGGGCGGGAAGTCTTGCCACCACGGTCGATAATCCGGATTAAAGAGCCACATCCCACCGCCCCTTGGCGGACGGCAGGCAAGCTGGAGGCGGCCGCTTACGAGATCGACGAGATGAGCGCGTACAACATTTTCGCCCGCGATAAGGCTCGGAGCAAGGGGCAGCCGGAGATCGTCCTCGAAGATGATAGCAGCGAGAGCCCGCAGAAGATAAAACGGCTCGGGCAGGCGTTCAGCGAAATGTGGGACGTAAACACCGAGATTGTGCCCGTGGCCGGGGGCGGCCTGTCGGTGGAGGTTGCTGACGTGACGCCCGCAGAGATGGAGTTTCTGGAGTCTCGCCGGTTCAATGTTGATCAACTCTTGATGATGTTCGAGATTCCGAAGGGCATGCTATCCTCGGAGGATAGTGCCACAGGCAAGGGGCGGTCGGAGGCGAAAAAGCAGTTTCAAGAGGATACGGTACAGCCCAAGGTTGACACGACGACCGAGCAGTTTGCCCACAACCTACGTCGGATCTTTGATGCGGAGGACTCCGACCTCGATTTAGAGAGCCCGGATGTGGTAACGGTGCCTCCAGGCGAAAAGCTTGAGATAGATCTCCAGCGTATCAAGACCGGCACGCCGCCAAACCGCATCCTCCGAGAGCGTGGAGAGGAAGAAGTAGACGGGGGCGACACGCCGATGATCGACGGGGCCTTGCAAAGCCTTCAGGCCGCCACGTCGGGTTTAGCGTAGCCTCTGGGGCTGCCGCCCACCAGGGGCTACGCCAAGGCAGCGCGAGGTCCGGAAGCGAGCCGCCAGGGCATCTGTCGGCCCAAGAGCGACAGGCCCGCTTTGAGCAAGTAGAGGACCTCCGGGAGGAGGTGATGCAGGACGGCTGGCGAATCGCACGAGACCGATTGTCTAACATCTACCAAGGCGCGATTGATGCAGCGATTGGCAACATCACCGACCCGGACAACCCCGACCGGGGGGAGGCGGTCGCTGGCGCGACGATCTATTTCCGCAGGCTCGGGACAGGGCCGTTTGAAGACTTGCTCCGCAATGTGGCGCGGGCAGCGGTGATTCCGATTGCGGAGGCCGAGTACGCACAGCTCTTTAAGCGGCGCGGCCTGCCTGGATACGCGACGCGGCAAGGCGGAGAGTGGGGAGAGTTCCTTAACGAGTACCTTAAGTCCCGCGAGGACCTGTTCACCGGCCCTGTGCAGCAGACCACGCGGCAAAAAGTCATGTCGGTGGTGCAGGAGGTCATGCAAGACGAGGACCTCAAGCGGGCTGGCATCGACCGCATCGCCAATGAGATGGAAGAGCGCATCGCGGGGATCACCCGCAGCCGCGCGGAGGTGACGGCCCGTACAGAGGTGATCTCAGGAAGCAACCGAGCGTCGCAGGTCGCGGCCGAGCGGTTCCAGTCCGAGCAGCAGGTGGGAATGGTGAAAGAGTGGATCAGCGCCCAAGACGGCCGGGTGCGTGGCACAGACCCTGACGACGAGTTCGACCACGTATCCGCAGATGGGCAGATCGTGCCACTCAAGAAGCCATTTCGCGTGAGCGGAGAGCTTTTGATGCATCCCGGCGATGTGAGCCGGGGGGCGAGCGCAGGCAACGTGATCCAGTGCCGCGGGACGCAGGCTTCCCTGTTCCGTGAGGACGTTCCTGAATCAGATATCACGATGACATGAGCGAGCCACGCGCTACGTACGACGCGGGGGGGCGCCTGCCGGACCTGACCGCTGAAGAGGTGCGTGCGGTGACGCAATGGGCGCGGCGCGTTAAGGCAGGACAAGAGGTTCGCTTGTGGCGAGATAGTGATGGCCGTCTATGTGCCCTCCCCGTTGAGCACGGGGATGTGGAGAAGGCCTGAAACAACTGTACTCGTACGGAAGTAAAGGGCAACAGACATTCAGTTGCTACCACAGGTAGCACGACGCTCTAGGCATTAGACTCTAGGCGGTTCTGGCTCGCGCCGGGACCGCCTTTTTCTTATTTACATCCGATTTTGATCATCGTGGTCTGTGAGACGGCCGGGCCGCGCTGGCATTCAACACCTACGCCGCATGGAAGCTACTCACGACGACATGGACGGACGAGCCGATCCTGACGAGCTTGATGTAGACGACCGCGTTCGCTGGGAAGCGAGTGGCGGCACGGCCTACGGCGAGGTTGAAGAGGTCGCCACGAGTGGCACAATCAGTGCGGAGCCGGAGGGGCCGACCATGGAGGGGGGCGAAGATGACCCGGCCTTTGGCGTACGGGTGTACGACATCAACGCCGATGGGGAGTGGGAAGAAACTGATGTACTCACTGTCCACCGCGCAGGGGCGCTTACGATCATTGACGACTTCCCTGAAGAGCGTATGGGCGAAGGCAACACGATGGAGACGATTCAGGTCATGATGGAGGACATGAGGAGCTGTCTCGGCCGCTTGGAAAAGGTCATGCAAGGCGGGATGGGGGTGCACGGTGATGAGGGGGAGAATGACGAGCTTCTGCGGGCAGGCACCCATCATATCCGCTCCCACGGACAGACTACCCAAGAGCGCCACGCCTCCATCCCAGTGCGCGTGCGACAGACGAAAGAGGACCGGCAGAACGGAACCGTGACTGTCGAGATCAACAACGACGACATCGACCGACACGGCACCGTGGTCATGCCGTCCGGCGCCCGGACCGAAAACTACGAGCGCAACCCCGTCGTCATGTGGCAGCACGGAAACGGCGTGCGAGGCAGCGTGCCGATCGGTCGCGCGGAGTCGATCCGCACCGAGGAAAACGCCCTATTTGCCCAGGTTCGCTTCGACGAAGACGACGAGTTTGCCCGCGAGATTGAGCGAAAGGTAGAGGAGGGCTTTGTCAACGCCGCCTCGATCGGCTTCCGGCCCCTTGATCAGCGGAAGGACACCGTGGACGGAGAACAGGTGACGGTGGTAGACAACTGGGAGTTGGTCGAGTTTAGCATGGTGTCGGTGCCCTCCAACCCTACTGCTTTGGTCGAGAGCAGGGGCTACGTCGAAACGATTGCCGAGCGCGTGGCGGACGCCGCCACAGAGAAGATCCGAGACGAACACGAGACGCTTACTGAGCAAACGCTTACCGAGCAAGAAGCGAAGGACATTTTGGACAGCGCACCCGCCTCACCGCCTGCCGGCGCTGAAGAGTCGAGAGACAGCGCAGCGCCCGCAGAAAAGGGGGACGCAGGTGAAGAGTCCGGCGACGAGGCGACCGAGCGGATGTCGGCCGATGAGGCAAAGCGCCTGATGGCCCAGTCCGCTGAAGATCACATTGACCGTTTAACCGGACGCAAATAGCCAATCAAACTAATGAGTGATTCTGAAGAGCAGCCCAGCGAAGCGCAGCCGACCGCGGAGATGACGGAGGCTGAGCTTCGCCAGTACGGAAAAGAAGTCGCAGAGCAGATCCGTGAGCAGAT